TTTCCTTGCGACAACGTCCCGTATAGCAACCTGCGCACCGGGACCTTTCACGAAAATATGTTCCAGTACGTCAAGGACGCGGCAGAGATTAACCGGGCGATGCCGATCCTCATCGAGGAGCAGCCCGGGCTGACAATGTCTCAGATCGCCACCCGTGCGCGCCGCATGAAGCGCAGCCCAGAGGGGCTGGACCTGCTCGCGATCGACCACCTCGACCTCGTAAAGCCGTCCGGGCGCTATCAGGGCAACAAGGTCTATGAGCTGGGAGAGATCACCGCCGCGGCCAAGGCTCTCGCCAAGGAACTGAAGATCCCCGTCGTTCTGCTCTGCCAGCTCAACCGCGGCGTCGAGCAACGCGAGGACCGGCGCCCAGTGCTGTCGGATCTGCGCTCGTCGGGTTCGATCGAGCAGGACGCCGACGTCGTGATCTTCCTCTACCGGGAAGAATATTACCTGCAGCACAACAAGCCGAAGGCCGACACGCCGGAGGAGCTGCAGTGGGTCGAGAAGATGGCTGACGCCAAGAAAAAACTCACCGCCATCATCGCCAAGCAGCGGATGGGGCCGACCGGTCCCGTCGAGCTTTTCTGTGACATCGCATCAAACGCAGTTCGCGATTTGGGAGAACGTCTATGAGTGGAACTATGCAATATCTGAGCTGGGCCTTCAATCTTCGCGCTCTCCCGGAGCAAAAATTGTTGGCGATATATGTGGCTGGAGTAGTCAATCAGGACGGATTCGTTTTGATCGATGAAGAAACCGCCGCTCGCTGGTGTGGATTTGTGTCTCCTGCTCGAAACATACCACGGCTGCATCATGTGGGTGCTTTTCTACAGGATATTCCTGGCCTCAAGTTTGAATACCGCGATTGCGGTAAGATCTCAGTGGAGATCACGCTATGAGCCATCAAGCAACAGCATGGGTTTCAGAGATTCGGGTCGGAGATCCCACCCTCAAGAGCCTGCTTTACGCCATAGCACACCGGGCTGATCGCGCTACATGGTCGTGCTGGCCATCCCTCGACTGCCTTGCCTACGACACGGAGGTTTCCAAGCGGACCATCCAGCGTCGTCTAGAAGAGTTGGAGAAGCTTGGATTTATCCGCATTGAAAAACGCCGTCGCCCGGATGGAACTCAGGATAATTCCCTGATCACGATCACCGGTGGACAGATTGTCACCCTGTGCCCGCCGGTGGACAAAAACAGCATCACCGGTGGACAAAAACCCGGGGTACTGGTGGACACTGTTGTCCACCATAATAAACAGGAAGAACAGGAAGAACAGGAATCTTTTGTGCTGAAAGGCAGTAAGCCGAAGGCAAAAAAGGATGAGCCCTACAGCGAGGACTTCCAAGCCATCTGGCAGCAATACCCGAGGACGAAAAACACCTCGAAGTCGAAAGCGTGGGACATCTACCGCATGCTGAATGCCGAAAGGCAGGCGATGGTTCGTTCTGCGGTCCCGCTCTACGCAGCTGCGATGCGGGCTGAGAACTGCCCCGAGGACAAGATCAAGCACTTCCAATTTTGGCTGACGGATCGGAGGTACGAGACCGCAGCCGCCCCGACCGCGCCGAACGGTGCCCCACCTGTCCCCGTCATGCGCTTCTGGGAGTACGCGACCGAAAAGCAGTGGGCCAACGTTCTGCTGGCGTGGTCGGCAAACTGGCAGTGGAGCGAATCGTGGGGACCGGCGCCCGATAAGCCCGGATGCCATGTGCCTCAGAACCTACTCGACCGGTTCGACCTGAAGTACCGCGGGCACCTGTTTTCGCCGGAGGAAAAGGCGGCGAAGCGGGAGCGAGTAAACATGCAGTTGACACCGGATCAGGCTCGTGCTTAAACCCGAGGACTGGAGCCATTGGGGCTCGCAGAACAGGAGCATCTCATGAAGACCGGAAAATCCCTCGTCGAACTCGCCACCGAGATCCAGCGCCGCGCCGAGAACAAGAAGGATCTCGTCGCCAGCACCAAGAACATCGGGATGTATTATAACTCCCCGAAGGATGGTGCGATCCTAAGTGTCGGTGACCATGGGTTCGCCATCAACGACATCGCACATAGCCAGATTGGCGCACACACCGAAATCCCGAAGGTCTACTACGACAAGATGCTGCGCGATGCGCCGGCGCTCCTCTCCAACAACGTCAATACGTGGTTCGAGAAGTATCCGTCCCCGCGCATGATCCGCACTCTGGACGGCAATGCCCGCGCCTTCCTGTCCGACAAGTTCTCTCCGGACATGGAGAACGAGGATCTCGCCGAGGCCGTGCTTCCGGTGCTGATGGACATGAACCTCGCTATCATGTCCTGCGAAGTCACCGATCGCCGGCTGTACATCAAGGCGGTTGACAAGAAGGTCGAGCGCGAGCTGGCGAAGACCGGTGCGCGGTTCGGCGACGGCGGCCACACCATCGTGCGGGTCAACTCGCCGGCTATCACGATCTCCAACTCGGAAGTCGGGATGGGTGCGCTGTCGATCCAGGGCGGCGTGTACGATCAGTTCTGCTCCAACCTTGCCTCGTTCGGTGAGCGCTCGATGCGCCGCACCCATGTCGGCCAGAAGCAGAACATCGCCGAGGGCGAGTTATATGCCATGCTCTCCGACAAGTCGAAGCGCCTCAACAACGCTGCGCTGTGGTCGACCGTTCGTGACGTCGTCCGCGCCGTGTTCGATCGTGCGAAGTTCGATTCACTCTGCGACAAGATCGAGGGCACCGTCGCCGACAAGATCCCTGGCGAGAACGTGGTGAAGGTGATCGAGCTGACCAGCCGAAAGCTGGGCCTGCTGGAGGCTGAGGGCAAGTCGGTCCTGAAGCATCTGGTCGAGGGCGGCGATCTAAACCGCTTCGGTCTCTACAATGCGATCACCCGGATGTCGCAGGACGTCGAGAGCTACGATCGCGCCACCGAGCTGGAGCGAATCGGCGCCCAGGTGATCGAGCTTCCTAAGGCGGATTGGCGAGTTCTGGCCGAGGCTGCCTGATAGGGGCCTCACTGCCGGGGAGGGTGGCAAATCGCGCCCTCCCCAACTTTTATGGAGCATGGCATGAGCATTAAGGAAAAGCGCCTCCTTGAAGAACACGGCACCCAGCTGATGGTGCTGAAGCCATCCAGCATCTGGCACGCTGCCATGGAAGATTTGAAGCGCCGTTCTCACAACGCCGACATCACAGAAAAAGCCAAGGAAAGCAGTTTCTTTGTCGGGGCCTACCGGCAGTACGCCTTCCACCGCGACCACGTCGCCAAGGCCTCCACCGCCAACGATCTGATTCGTCTAGCCATCGCTCAGCCGGGCCTCGGCCTGAATTCCGGTAAGCGGGACACCCGGCTGATCTACTCCGACATCGAATTGCTTAAGGCCTCTCTGAGGTAAACACGCTATTGACGACTGACCCGGAATTTTCTATAACCGGGTTAGAGCCATTGGGGCTCTAGGAGTATCCCATCATGACCGCCAACGTCCCTTACTTCTACCGCCCGATCCCCGCCTTCAACGGCAAAATCCTGAAGTGTGCCGGCATCTGCACCCCGGACAACGTCATCTGGTTCACCCGAGAGAATCCCGGCACCGTGATCGTCGATCACTACCTCGGCGACCGCGTCCGTGCTGACGATCTCTCCATGGTGGAGGCCTGAGCCATGCTGGTCCTCCCCACCATCCACCTCAACGGCACCTCGAAAGAGGAACTATTCAACGACCTATCCAATGCGCTCTATGCGATCCAACTGGCTAGGGAGTGCGTACAGGCCACCGCGCCGCATGGGCGGGATTACTGCACCAAGTCCGGGAACGCGCTCCAGCAGGCTTTGGCGCAGCATGCATCGCGCCTCCGCGCGTTGCAGACGGTCTACGATGAACTTCAAGCAATCGCGGAGCACGTACAGTCATGAGAATACAGGATCTGGACACAGCCGACATGGCCAAGCGCTTTGTCGACCAGTGCGGCAGCATTGATCTCGCCCGGCGCACCGCCGAGGCCTTGGCCTCGGAGAACTTCGCCATGAACCCGACTGATTCGCGCTA